TCTTTCCACGTTTGATCGGTGTTGGCACCTTTTTCTTCAAGTAGTTTCTCCAAGTATTTGTTTTTAACTTTAAACGAGCCTGTTAAAGTTTTGTGCGTAAATACGTTAGCCCTTGTAGGCTCAATAGAAGGACTTGTTCCACCGCATATAATACTGCTACTAGCATTAGGGGCAATAGCAAGGAGATGGGAATTACGACGACCACTACCAGCCATGTCAGGAGCCTCCCCACGGTTTCTAGCCAGACTTCTGGAAGCCACTTCAGATCTGTCTTTGATTGTTTTAAACGCTCTATTGTTGAAGCTGGAGGCGTACATTCCCTCAAAAGGGATTCCATTACGTTGAAGGTAACTATGAAAACCCATCGCTCCAAGGCCAACCGCACGTTCTCTATATGCGCTGTAAGCGGCTTTTGCTTTTCCTGCATATTCTTTTCCTTGCTTAACATAATTTTGAAACTCTTTAAACGAGCTTATCTCTTTTTCAGGATAGGTGTGTACCACATTATCAATAAAATGTTGAATAATATTGTCAAGCATTGTGATTAAATCACCAACAAATAATTCATCGTCCTTCCACTCATCAAAGTATTCTAGGTTAACACTAGACAAACAGCACACTGCTGAACGTGATTCACTGGTCGGTAAGGTAATCTCAGAGCATAGGTTACTCTGCCGTACCTCTAGCCCTAGCTCCTTCTGTTCCTCCGGTAGAGCCTCATTGCAACGGTCTAGGTTAACAATATATGGCTCACCTGTCTCTGCTCTAGTGTGGATTAGTTGCCACCATAAGTCCCTTGCTGATACAGTCTTTACTGCCTGCTTGGACTTAGGGTCTATTAATCTCCAGCTATCATCAGACATGACGGCGGCCAAGAACTCGTCTGTTATTGTAATTCCATTGTGAAGGTTAAGGCACTTACGATTAAGATCACCCCCAGTAGTCTTTCGCATAGCGATAAACTCTTCCACTTCTGGGTGAGTGATGTCCATGTAGGCCGCATAAGATCCTCTTCTAGTTTTTCCTTGATTAAACGCCAACATCTGTGCGTCAACTACGTGCATGAAAGGGATAGAACCAGTAGACTCACTACCGTTACCAACAGGAACGCCATTACTTCTAACAGCACCCCAATATCCACCCAAGCCTCCACCTCCACTTGCCAACCATATGTTTTCATCATAGTGAGCAGATAAGCCTTCCCTTGAATCAGGAACATAATTAAGAAAGCAACTGATAGGTAGACCAGTAGGGGTTCCCCCGTTACTAAGAATAGGAGTGCTGAAGCCGAACCAGCCCTTACTACTGTAGTTATAAAGGCGCTGTGCAAGATTGTAGTCAGTATGTCCTTGATACGTTGCACCATAGACCGACGCTCTGGCGAATGCTTCTTGGGCATGTGTTTCACCTCCATCTCCCCATAAGTAACGATCCTTCAAAGTTTCTAAAGAAAAATTATTAAGTGTTTCTTCACGATCATAGTCAATCTGAATCCCTAAATAATCCTGTATGCCAATCTTTGATGTCATTCAAATCATCCTTCTCTTTTAATTGGGCTTGTCTGTAGCCCCTAGTTCTTGCTTTACTTTTAGATTTCTTTTTCTTCTGAAACCTTTCAACTCTCTCTGCTTTCCTATCCCAACTTGTCACCCGGATTCTCCAGCATGTAAGTAATCAAACGCTCTTCGTACCAACGGGCCTTACGAAGATCTTCAATAGGTTTCTTTTTGTACCTAAAGCGCCACTGATATTTAAGGGCGTTACCTCTTAGATAACCTATGTACTCATCGTGAGTGAGCATACCTTGGATAGCATCAATACATTCCATACCACCATTGTTATAATGCTCTGGCTTGTGTACAGGATCAAACTTATAATCTCCATATAGAGGATGATCGTTAGGTTCATCATCATAAACATGATTCCAAGTATCAGCTACAGGTGTTGCTGTAGGTACTTTAGATCTTTCATCTTTAATAGTTTTAAAACTCATCCTGTTCCATTCCTCTGGTGTTATATTATCAATGCTCATCCGTATACAAACCCTGTATTATCGGGATCCATTATACGCCTAATTTCCTCTACTTCTTTACAACAAACTTTGTAAGCATTTCTAGGACTTCCTTGCTCTATCGCTGTTGATTTCCAGAATTCTTTTTCATTGAACAGTTCATGATTTTCTGAGATTATCTGATCTTTAGTCATCTTACGATAAGGATTATTATTACGGCCCATTATTGCATCTCCAAGTTAATCTTGTCATTACGTTTCTTAAACTCTTCAGTATCTCTAGCAGACTTGTCAATCCAACTATCTGGGATGCTGTCTTCACTAAACCATCTGAACCCATTCGCTGTGGCCCACTCACCGTGTGATCTTTTAGTACCATCCTTACGGCGCTTGGCTCCCGGCATAGGGGCTGATGGGTTAGCAAACAAGAATACCAGTTCAGTGTTCTTAGGAAGTATCTTCTTAACCCAGACATACTTGTTGTACTCTTGGAAGTCCCAGAACCTACCCTTAGATTCAAGAAGGATCTTCTTTCTACCTATCTTTCTAACAAAGTCAGGCTCGTACTTGTGCTCAATAACATATGAAACATAGTCTGTATGGTGCTCCCAATCTTTTAGGATTGACTCATGTAACACCATCTCCCAGATAGAGTCATACTTGTTACCGTCTTTCTTTACAAGCTTTGGACGGGGTACTCTAGGCTTGCGCCAGCCACTGACAGCTTTCTTTTTAGTACTCATCAGCCACCTGATGGCTTTTTGCAAGAGCCTCTAAGTCAGTCATAGTGATACTCTCAACAGAGATACCACGTCTTACAAGCTTCTTAATACCTTTACGTACCCACCTAGGGCTGTAGAAGCTAAGACGTAGCTGCTTATTTGCATAGAAGTAGTTTTCTTCTGGAAGATATTGATGTAAATTTTTTACATTTACTTTGTCATGATCACTCTCTGGTATGAGAGTCTTCAACCACTCTAGAAGTAATAGATCGGAATGCCTGCTAATTTTTTTACAGGTTCTAGTGTTCAAGAAACCTCCTCTACTCTTGGTTCAGAAACTACTTTAGTAAAGTATTTTAATCCGTTAGAATACCTGAATGCTCTAAGACCTTTACCTTCGTTGGCATCTGTCCAGCAATCATGCTTGTAAGGGCAATAAGTACAGCCGGTAGGTAGTCGCATGTTGCCTTTTTTACCTTCGGGTATATCAGTATAGCAGCGATCTGGCGGGTTGTCAATAGTAAGAGCTTCTTTAAGTTCTTTTATTCTTGTACTAATGTTGGGCTTTGAAAGATCTCCGGGCCTCAATAGAGCAAGCTCACCTGATTCTTTATTGATAGCCAAGAAGCCACCATCAGATGTGCCCTCTGCTGCCTCATAGCCGCTCAACTGAGCCATGTATCCGAAGGGGTCATCCACTGCAAGTGTACCTTCAGAGAACTTCTTGAAAGCGAAATTAGAAGCAGTCTTAATATCAACTACCTCACCGTCAATCTTACAGTCCATGTGGCCCTTGATGCCGTCAACCTCTACTTCTTTCTGCTCGTCAGTCACAGTATGTCCTGATAGTTTAACAAGAAGAAGCAGAACCTCTTCAAGCAAGTGACCATACAAGAACTTAATGTGCATGTGGGCCTTCATGGTAGATGGTTCGTCAAGATCTCTACGGGATTCATACCATAGCTGACGGGCAGGCTTGCCAATGTTGCTCATGCGTAGGCCCTTGGACTGCTTGTGAGGCTGTGCCCAATGTGCCAACGCACCCTTCATTCTCTCACCAAAGTCATAGATCATATCATCAGTTATGTCTAATTCTTTACCATCAGATAGGGCATCAAGCTTACCGTAGATGTCATCTACAAGGTTGTCTAGGTCTTTAGAAGAGGTCAAGTTGTTCTCCAATAATAAATAATTTGTCAAGTTCTGAAACAGCTACAGTAGATCCCATATAGAACCACTCTCCCTTACGTCCCCTTCCTTCAATAGTAAGAGCGGCGTGTGCCTTACTCTCAGCTTCACGCCTGTCGGGAACCTTGTAAGACTTTACAATCTCATAATCCCTATAGGGTGAGGCAGTTTGGTACTGTTTTACTCTGTCTTCTGGGTCAACAGCCATTCCTACTTTGACCCAACCGGGGAAAGAAGGGTTGTATATAATATAAACTGAACCTTCTTTGGAGTCAGAATAATTGGTTAAAGAGCTAAAGGCTGCGTCAGTAAAACCTTTATAACGTCCCGGTTTAAACAGCGGGTGGCTCTTCGGTATATGCTTACCATCAACAAACATTCTTTTTTTAGATCTTGCAGAATCACATGCTCTACAGATATATCTGCGTTCCTTCTTTAATGCTGTACTCCAGTTGCCTTTTTCATCTAGTTCAACAGTACAATCAATACACTTTCTAATGCGTTCCTGTTCAGGCTCTTCTTTCTTGTCGTACTTAGTCAAAAATCTTTCTACAAAATCCATAATCCCTTTAGAAGAGAAGTGCATTTTAGGCATTTCTCCTTGCGTGTAAGGTGCCCAGCGTCCAGTGGTGTAATAGTATGAGTAAGCTTTTTCCTCATGATATATCCAAAGCATACTACCGCCCCGCTTCAAATCGTACTTAATTTGTTTAGAGTCCAGATAATCCATTGCATACTCTGCTGTTTGCTGCGTATCGTTTCTAAATATTTTTTTCCCCTTAGAATTAGTACGTGCATAAGACCATCTATATTCTTCAGTGCGTTTCTGACCAATCTGTTCCGACATTATACTCTCCATCTAAAGGGCATTTAAGATTTAAATACTTACCGGCTTCTACTATAGCCTCTACACCTAGAATACCTACAGTGTCGGCACTATCTTCAATCACTTCTAACTGCCACTCATCATGAATGTTGCAGACAAACTTAGCATCCATACCTTGTAGCTTCCTATTAAAGAATACAAGAGCCTGCTTCATAACGATAGCACCTGCACCCTGTAACAGCGTGTTGAGTGCTGAGTGTTCTGAACGGACAAACAACTTACGTCCGTCTAAACCTTTGAGGTGGCCTCTTGCTGAAGCTCTTGCAACTTTATTTTTGAGATTTGTAAATGATGGAAGATTATCGAAGAAAGATTGTCTAAGCCTTGAACCAGCTTCTCTGCCTCCTCCAGCCACGCTTCCAAGCTTTTCATCTCCTGCGCCGTACAGCAGTGCATAGATGAATGTCTTCGCCTGATTTCTAGATTCAAGTCCTGCAAGGTGCTGGTTAGCTGTGTGTACGTCTCCGTTGACAATTTCATTTGTGTACTCCTTGTCTTCCATATAGTGAGCAAGCATCCGTAACTCAAGGCCGCTGGCATCAATACCTACCAGCTTGTAACCTTTGGGTACAGTCCATACTGCTCTACACTCCTTACCATAAGGCGAGTTAGAGCTAGGTACTTGTGCCATGTTAGGTTCACGATGAGTCATACGGCCTGTAATAGTCCCATTAGGGATCACATAGCCGTGTACTCTTCCATCATCTTTCAATGCTTTCAGCCACGATTTAATCTGAGCCTCACGTTTCTGGTGCATCAGATAATCTTTGATCAACTCTGCTTCTGGAATACCTTCTATCTGAGAAAGAGTTTTCTCATTGACAATAGGTCTACCATGAACAGTGAACTCAGTAGGCTTCCAACCAAACTCAATAAGGTACTCACCTACCTGCTTTCTAGAACTAATGTTGAAGTCCATTATGCTCTGCCTAGTGGTACTAAAGTTAGCAGGCTGGCTTAGGTACTCATGCTCTTCGGCAGTAAGGCGTACACCTTTACCACTTGGAGTATCCCAAGAACCTGTCTTAGCTACAGCACCCGTACCTGTCTCACGGCGATAGATAAGACGCTCATCAATCTTAGGCTTGAACACCTTACCAACTTCATCCTCAAGCTTCGCCATGTTCTCACGCATGAGAGCCAAGAGCATACTTGCTTTGTACTCGTCAAAGTAAAAGCCAGTGTTCTCCTGATCCTTCATAATGGAGGCTACCTCATGCTCTAAATCTATTGAGTCAGGAGAGAAACCCACACCTTCCTTCTGCAAAGCTTTGTAAACCTTGACGTTAACTCCAACGTCACGCTTACAGTACTCAAGCATCTCAGGTGTGTAACAATCAAACTGATCAAACTCAATCTTAGCAAGACCTAGCTTACTGCCCCATACTGCAAGGCTGTGACCAGCTTCACGTACAGGATTAAATAATCTAGACAGTACCAAGGTATCTATGATCTGCTGGTTGCCAAGTTTAAATGACGTAAGCTTTTCTAGAGCGGGTATATCAAACCCAATTATGTTGTGCCCTGACAGTTGCTCTGCTTTATTTAATAACGAAACTCCTTCTTCTATCTCATCAGGCCCGTAGCTCCAGACCTCACCAGTGTTTACCTCTTGAGCAACGATACACCATATCTTTGTGTACTCAAGCCCGTCCGTTTCTATATCAAATAATAGCTTCATTCAAACGCCAGTGTATCTTCTTGATCAGGGTTAAAGTCAATGTCTGAGTCATCAACCTCATGTAGTCGCCCGGTGTCTTTATCATACTGCAAATACGTAGCGATGCCGACATCACCTGTATACCTAGACTTTAGGATACGCACACGGGTAGTGGATGCTACCACCGGATCATCCGCCTGCTGGTTACGCTCAAGGGTGATGACACAATCAGACAACTGCGCGATGGACTGACTGCCTCTAAGGTGGCTCAGGTCTGTCTCAGCGCCCTTCTCATGTCCCTTGTTACCATCAATACGGCGAAGATGCGACACAAGAATAAGACCAGCGCCTGTCTCTTCAGCAAGGCTGCGAAGTCGTGTCATGATAGAGTCAATGGAGCGGCGTTCATCGCCTTCCAATGTAGCAGATACCATCATGTGTAGGTGATCAATCACAACCCACTTACATTCACAACCAACGATCATATAGCGTAACTTAGAAAAGATACCGTCGATATCATTGGAACCAAAGTGCGCGTGTACCCACACCCTGTCATTGTTATCGTTGTCCAAGAAGACATCATCAAAAAGAATATCAACTTCTTCTGTCGAATATGTCTCACGTACACTGTCAATGTGCAACTTAGCGTTGGCCTCAATAGAAAGGATACCGTCCACGGTGCGTGTCCAATCCTCCTCTAGAGCAACGATACCTATGTTGTCCTCAGTCTCTTTTATGAGCCAGTGTTCTAGTTCGCGTGTAACCGCAGTCTTACCAAGACCCGTACCGCCTGCAACCAACACCAACTCACCCTGACGCAAACCTTCTAGCTTTTTATTTAAACCGTCCCAAGGGTAGGGGATGGACTTCTTCTTGGGTCTGTTGTGATACTTATCTTTATTCTCACTGACATTCAAGACACCGCTAGGCGTGTAGGTCTTTGCATTCCACCACGAACTAACGTAGGAGCCGTGCTGGTTCTTACGCAGCATGTCATTGGCATCCTTGTGACCGTCAGGCATCACCATGATCTTAGCTTTGTTAGGCTTCAGCAGCCTTGCTACTTTCTTGGCTGCTTCCTGTCCGGGTTTGTCAGCGTCAAAGCAGATCACGATGTTGTCAAACTTCTCAAGGAATTCTATTTGAGATTTAACATCTTTCTCTGCGCCCTGCGCTCCGTTCTTAACAGATACCACGGGCCACTTAGATCCCAGCAACTCGTAGGCCGCCATCGCATCACACTCACCCTCAGTGATAGTAATATACTTACCACCCTTGTCGCCCACTGTCTGCTGACCAAACAGTCCACACTCTGATATAGGGCCAGAGGCAGTGAAGCCTTTGTCACTGACAAACCTAGTCTTGTACGCAACCTCTTCCGAGCCATTGTAGTAGGGGTAGAAGTGTCGGGATACTTCACTATTTAAATTTACTACTGATCTAACGCCATATTTTTTTGCGGTTGCCAGAGATATTCCTCTGTCATGCAAAGCATTAAAGTCTCCTTCAGTTATTGCGACATTATCTTTTACAAGTTTTGGGGCTTGTATCATTTCTCCACCTTCGTAAGTATAAAAAGTTCCACAAGAAAAACACTTGGCAGTGCCATCCTCATTGATGCTTGCCCCGTCACTGCTATCACACACTGAACAGGGTTTGTGGGTTTCTACAAAAGACATCTAAGTCTCCATAAAAGAAGGGGCCGAAGCCCCTCTTAGTTTAGGCTATTTCATCGTGTAGTATGTCTTCCAACTCCTTAGAGAAGGTTATTTCTGCCGCCCGGAGTATAGACAATCTAACCTGTAGATCACTAGACTCCTCACGGACAGAAGCAACAAGCCCCACGATCATCTGACCACGTGGTGTTAAGTCCTCAACCGCATATTCAGTACCCCCAAAGGTCAGAGTATTTTTACTTTCTTCAGACATAGCGTTTCCTAAAATGCTAGTTCAGTTTCAGCGGCACCTTGACCATACTCAATGAGATCTAGGATCTGCACGTTCTCAAGGATGGCACGTTTGTACTGCTTGTTAGGGCCGTACACGGCTGCTCGCCATTGCACTGCTACCTTAGATCCGTTACCAATCTGCACATCAATCTCATTCTTTTCAGAATCAACAAGCTTAGGTACAGGGTTCTTCTCACCCTTACCGTTCACTTCCCATTGATAGAAATGGATCACAGGATCTTCGGTATACTTAGACCGCCCAGCAGCCTTGATACCAACATTGAAACCAGCAGAAATAAACTGCTGATATACCTCATCAGATACCGCTAGGTTAATCTCATACCCGTTACGGTCACCCGTGAAGTTAGGGACAGGCACTTTCACATGAGGATAAAAGGCTTCGCCAGTTAACACTTGTGGGATACCATCAATCATACGCATAGGTTTTCTCCTTTGTTAGCGTCATTATAAATTAACATCATTGAGATGCATTATCAACAAAAAAATCAGAGACTTGCTCTTCTAAAGATCCGTCAATGCCCTCCTCTATTTCTAAACAGTGCCGGTCTTTTCCGTGCATGTTGTAGGTTATGTGGTACGCAGACTTATTTTCATATAACAATCCAATAAGATGTGATGCCGTGAAAGCCCTGTACTCCTCAGTAGTGATATCAAATAACATTACCAGCCTCCTAGTTCATCTAGAAATTCAGAAAATAATTCTGTTAGATCATCGTCACGTATCTTCCAAGAACCTACCTCAGCACAACGATCCTCAACAAAACCAATGAACCTTAGCTTAATTCTTTCAGAAGGCAGCGGAGCACCTAACCTCATTGCAAACAACTGACACCACCAATCATCTACATCCGAACAAAACTCCATTCTAGTATCTGTAGAACTCATTTTATATATCTCCTTTAAACCTTTAAGGTATTGTACAGGATAACCTGAACGGTGTCATGAGAATTTTTGATATTCTTGATTCTGAACCTCAAGATACACAGCAACGAACCTGATACAGAAGTCATCACCATGCTTCTGACACAGCCTTAGAGCATCCTCACGTACAACAGGTGTTACGATGCCTGTCTCAAAGTAACACTCACTAAACCCAAGGATGTGATTACACATATCAATTATGTTTTGCACGGTACTTGGTATCTTGGTGGAAACGTGAACGCTTTATAATACTGATCACCATAGGCTTACTCATACCAAGCTGCTTGACGATGTCACGTGGCCTTACGCCCTGTGCATACATCTTAGTAACCTTTATGATGTGCGGCTTAGGCGGGGACTCAGCCCCGACAGGCCAGTACCTATCGGGGTATACCCTATCAAGATTTTTCTGGGCCTTGACAGCCTTGTAAAACAAGTCACTCATGCTGACACCTTCTCTCTAACCTTTGCCCATACAAGATCACTTCTAAGACCTCTTAAAGCATTAGACCCGTCAATGAGTCGCTGTTTCCTAACACCATTAGACTTCATGATCTTTTCCTCAAAAGCATTGATCTCTTTTGATAAAGCGTCACGAATCTCATGCGATACAAGATTCCGCAAGTGATTCTCAAACTTCTCTGAACTACCAACGTTCAGTACCAAAGCCTCACGACTCTCAGAGTGAATAACAAAGTGATCAATAAATAAATCTATACTATCCATTTCATTCTCCAAATTAAAAGGTGAGCAGTTTACACACATGCTCAGGTGCCGGAGAGTTATTTCCTTGTTATGAGACGGGACACCATAGTCCTGCCGTCCGTATCCTCAACCTTAAACAGATGACCTCTGCCATGATGAGGTATGTACCACGAGCGTTTGCCGAAGTGGATGCCTGTATAGCACCGCCCGGAATGTACGCCATAGCGTGTCTTAAACTTACGCAGTCGGTATATCATATCAAATCTCCATTACTTGTATGCTTTCTACGTCAAGCAGTTCTGCTGACGGCTTTATTAGCGACTCAGCTATATTCACCGCATCGTGTCTATCTACTGCCCTAACCACCAAACGTATCGTCACCTCAAAGTCAAAGATGAGGTCATCAGCATCGGGCTGATTCCAAGGGGCATTAGGGTGAGACTTGTGCGCCTCAACCCAGCATGTCTCATTACTCATTTGTTGTCTCCATATTTATAGTTATGTCTTCATCGTCAACATGAAACAAGGTTATCTCATCAGTTACCGTACCGTTCTTATTGATACTGCGAACAATATTAGCCATTTCCCACTTGTCGATACCGAAAACCTTAGCAAGAGCAACCTCAGACTCAACGTCCACATCCAACCTTTCATGTCGGGTGATCTTAATGGTAGTCCAACCACGCTTGATGTCACGTTTAACATCTATACTTTTCACATCATGAAAGTTCATTCAAATACTCCTCTAACCATTCACTAGTTGCTGAAGTTAAGTGACCGTAGTTCTCAACTTCTCTTACATATGTATCACCATACTCCCAGCTATCATACGTAAGAGGTGACTTAGCTGCAACAAACCATCGTGCATACTGATGTCACACTCCTTCTTAACGCTCTGATACGTCTTGAGTACACGCCATTCCCAACCCTGTGGGTTTTTGAAAGTAGCGTAGGGTTCTGATACGTCCTTTGTCTTACCGAACTTCGTTCTATTGCTCATTAGCTTTCTCCTCTACATAGATTCTAATATACTTGGACTTATCCAAGGGCTGACCGTAACCGTAACGCCTCCAATTCTCACCGTCAATAAGACCCTGACCCCGAACCCGCAGGCTATACCTATCCCTGTTCAGGTACTTACGCATCTGCTCAACTAGCTCACGCCCGGCCTCATCATTAGGTATACGGGTGAACACATACTTAGGCGTTCTCATCTTCATCCTCCTTAAAGAAAGTAACACCTGCTAACCGCTGACCGTACATGTCAACCATGTGGAGCGTAGCATTGTGCTCAACAGGACACTCATCCAACCAATCCCAAAACTTCTCATCATACAAATCCATAGTCTTACCCTCCAAAATTTTCTTCCCATTCAAAAGGCGTTATGCCTGTCATCAAAAACTCACGAAACTCAGCAGACAGGTCAGGCATAGCGTTCTGAATCAACTCTCCACCCTGCCAAGCCTCTATCTGCTGCACAGTTACCGGCACGTCCAAGACATGCACCTTGCCTGTAAGTCCAGACCTCTTCTCAATCAACATACCTATCCCCACTGCTCGGCCATAGCATCTGCCAGACCTTGAAAAGTTTTGCTGCGTATCTTCCACCTGTCCGCTGACGGTGGTAGGTAGTGCAGCCGTTGCTGTTCCCGTTTTGGTAGCCCATCAAACTCCTCTTTTACGTTGTTAGTTTCGCCCAGCTTGGGCAAACCATGAAGCCACAAGCCCGTCTTTTTAGACTCAGGATGACCGAACATCCAAGGCTGTACATACTGCGTAGGCTTGAACGGTAACACCCCGACAGGGTTCTCCATACACACTTTATCGCAGGCAATAATAGCCAACTGATAAAGCTTTGTAGTCCACTCAATCGACCGCAAACGCTCGTCATGCTTAGGCATTCCCTTCGCATAGGTAGAGTTGCCGCTGACCGCCAAGGCTGTACAGGGTGGGTGCATGATAATCAAATCCCAATCATCCCAACCTATCGCCTCCTCACAGTCCATCTGCAAGTGATACTCACTACCATCATCAGCAGGCAACAGATCATTAGACCAAACCTCATGCCCAAGCTTTCTAAAAGCTTCGCGGACTGTACCGCTAGACTCACACGCTACAAGTACTTTCATCTCAACCTCACTTTTCTAACATTTGTTAGGTTTTACCCTACCGCAATCACATTATCAACAACAAAGTTACCCTCATCTTTCTTGGCCTTGCCCTTGGCTACCAACCCGACAACGACCTTACCGGCCTTGACGTTCACAAGGTCTGAGGCATCGCCATCAATAACCCTTCGTCCCTTGTAATGCTTTGGCATACCGCCACGGAACACCACCGATATAGGCGCGTCGGTATTCCAAGCCTTAGCAACGTGCTTCTGATAGTCCGGCTCGTTACTGTACGAAAACATCAACTCATAGTTAGACGGAGTCTT